ATCCAGATCCTGTGCTGTCAAATTTTTCATATTTTTTTCTCTCATAATTTGAATAAATTGTCCCCCCAACACCAGCATTGCATAATCTAAAGGAATCATCATCAATTTTTAAAATATAATATTGATTAGTTGTTGAAAGTCCGGAAATTGAACTGGTTTCATAATCATATTCTACAATCTCTCCATCACCAAATCCGTGATTTTTAAAATTAATAGAATTTTGTGATGTTGATATTCCTGAAGATTTGACAATGAGTTTTCTATTAGTATATCCTTCTCCACCATTAATAATTTTTATATATTCAATTTGTTTTTTGGAAGAAAGTGTTGAAAATCTATGTACTCCAGATGATCCAGTATATATGCCGACGGTATTAATTCCAGATTGTTGATCGGACAAATTATAATATAACTTTATAGTTGTATTATTAGTAACACCGACAAAATAAGTCGAATTATTTGGAAATTCTTTATCACTTTCTAATAATATTGGATTATTTCCTAAAGAATTGTAAACAATTTCTTCCCCATTCACAAAATTATGATCTTTTAAAAATATAATTTGATTGGTACTCTCATTAACACCTCCACCGACAGAAAATTCATCAGCATTAAATAATACATCTCTAGGTCTATTAACTAATACAGGATCAATAACTGCTCCTGATCCATTTCCTCCGGAAATATTGATAGAGGAAATTTTGTCAATATTATAATCTTGAGTATCTACATATACTTTTTCAAATTTTCCACTAACAACTGGTTGAATTTTTGCAACATCTCCATTGCCAACTGAAACATCAATACCTGGAGGATTTATTACATCATAGTCACTTCCTCCAGATAATATATTTGCACCTTCTATAGGTCCATAGTAAATAACATCATTTGATTTGTAATTAGAAATTTCAACACCATTTATCAACATTCCAACAGTTCCTGGAACTGTAGTAGAACCTGATTCTTTTTCAATATTTTTCCCTAAAGGAAACTTTCTTAAAAGTTTTTGTATTCCGAGATCAATATCTTTTTGAGAATTTAAAATAAAAGTATGTGTTCCCATTCCTGATAATGGAATTTGGAACTTGAGATTATTTTCCGATCCTATTAAACTTTGAGAATTGAATAGTTTAAACTTTTTATTCGATATTCTTTCTGTATAGTATGTGCCAGTATCTAATCCAACAAGAGGTTCTCCATCTGAAAAATAATATACAAGATCTCCAGTCAAAAATGGATGTTCAGTTCCATCAATAGAAATAGTATTATACAATCCCTCAACCACATCATCCTGAAGATTTCCAGAACTAGAAATGTCAATAGATTTAAGTTCTGATGAAATATTATGTCGATAATTTTTTATAATTATAACGTTTCCATTTTTATCTTTATCTTTAAATTCAGACCTTATCTCCGAAGGAACTGAATTTGATGCGACATATGCATAATTACCACCATCAACATATACATTAAGAACATCTGACACCAAAGATCTACTTTCAAATTCATATCCCGAAGAACTTGTTTTATTTAATTTTCTCCTTATATCATATTTCTTATTGGAATCTAAAGTAGGTTTGTTTTGTAACCCCAGAGTATTTCCTTTATTGTCAATACTTTGAATATATGTATTTGTTCCTATGGATATTTCAGATCCTCTTTCCAATATTTCAACTTCATCTCCAACTTTTAAACTAGATCTGTCAATATCAGATCCTAATTGGTTTTTGTCATTATCTGTAATTTGATATCTTGCACTTGTATTGTATACGAAAGAATTTGCAAAAATTTCCTTAGGATTTAAATTATTATTTCTAATTTTATCTCCCAGATTTTTAATAGTAACTATGTCGCCTTCTGAAACTTTAAAGTCTTCAGTTTCTTCAACTAAATCTTGTATTACTCCAAGAAGAATAACCTCTACTTTTTTAGAAGTATCTCCATCTTCATAAGAATAATATGTATCATTTGATCTCACATTTGATGTAGATAAAATTGTGGTATTAATACCACTACACCCAAAGAACTGATTAACAGTTTTACTTGTATATGAAATTGTATTATTTTCAGAAATTAAAGTTCCTGATTCTGGGAAATTTAAAGTTGAATCTACTGTTAAAATGGAATCCCCTACAGAAGCATCCTCAATCAATTTTGTGTTTGGTGTAATTACAAAATTTCCTTCAACAGAAGATTTTCCATCATTTCCAATATAAAATTCGATTTTGTAATAAGTTTTGCCTTTTCTAGTAAAAGGTTCTACCGAAGATATGGAAGCAGTTGTATTTTCATCAGTTGTTTTTATGAGAGTTTGTCCTACTATTTTTGTAGCTTCTCCAGATACTACTTCTGCAATTGCAACTTCTCTTCTTACATAATTTGCAGAAGATGGTTTAATTAGATAATCTTCTAAATTTATAACTGATGGAATCTCTCCAAATATAACAGAGAATAGAATTTTTATTGCTTGATCTGTTCCTTTTGAAGCATAAAAATCTTTTGCTCTTCTTATGAAATTTCCGGCATCAATTTCATCTGCAAAAGAAATATTTTCTAATCCTGGAGTAAAAGTTGATTTTAATTTTTTATAAAATTCTTTTAAAAATAAAGAACTCAGATTCTGAACAGATGTGTTGGAATTGTGTTCAGAGGAAGATGATGTTTCAAATATCAATTCTTCACGATTAGTGTCTTGGTGATAATTGGTAATTCCACTAAATCCACGAACACACCCAGTAAAACTATTTGTAGTTATTCCTGTATATGTAATTATTTCATCATTAATTTTAAGTAGACCATATTGATTTGGAAATCCTTTTGTACTGGATACATTGATAGTAGTATCCACATTCGATATGGAACTACTTAAAGTAGTATTATCAACAATAACTTCTGGTGTTAAGTTATCTAATCTCAAATATTGATCTAAATTATCTCCAATATCGACCGGACCACCTTGATATTCCTGTGAAATATAATATTGTTTTAAAAAATCCACTGCCTTTGGACTTTCATCTAAAATAAATTCTGGCAGTTGATTGGAAACTATATCCTGAATCTTGACTCTAGATTCGATTCCAGTCTGTATCATACTACTTTCTTATAAAATTTCCGTTTGAATAACTTGAAGTGTAGAAACTATTAACAAATCTGGTTCCAGATATTTCATCACCAGAAGCAATTACATCTCTTATCATATTTATTGTACTTTTAGAAATGTCCAATGTCACATACAGGTCTCGCAATCCAATAACATCATTTGATTCTGGATATGCTTGAATTTCCACAACGTTATTAGGAGATGTGGTTTCTGTAATATTTAATGTGTAAAGATTAATCTCTCCCTTTTCATAGTCGATCACTCCTGCATCTTTAGCAACAACAGTATTATTTCCATTTTCATCAATTTTGAATAATGAAATGATACCGGTTTTTGCGCTAATAACCTTTGGCCTATTCAGAAAAAGATTTCCAGCTTCTGATAAATTGGATATATTATTTGCCCCAGAAGAAATTATTGGGGTGTCTGTAATATACACAGTAGAAGATTCTCCGGAAATTTTAAATCCAGTAGATTTGATATTATAACCTTCCGGTTTTACATGAAATCTATTACCAAAGCACAACTCATATTGTGCAAATTTATTCAGTTCAACCTTCAAATCTCTACGAATAATAATTTTAGTAATATTCGATGTAATTGCAGTATCTGTACTATCAATAACTTGTTGTATTTTACTATATCTAATCCTTCCTCCAAACTTATTTAAATCCAAAGATTCTGAATATTTTTGAAGGGAGTTTGTTACAGACGACTTTAGTTCATTTACACTTGAAGTTTGTGAATAGTTGTAATAAACAGAACTATCAAGTTCAACATAAAGTATCTTAAGATCGACTATTTTCTGATTTATTCCAGATACTGAAAATTGTTTTAACTTTGATAATATTTGCGATTTGTTAAAATCTGAAACAAAAGATCCATTTTTTGGTTTAATGCTGATTTGAACATTGCCAAACTGTGGAGGATCCATTTCTTCTCCACCAACAACCGAAACAGACTCTGTATCTGGATATATTCTTTTTATAATTGCCTCATAATCTCTTGATGTAACTGCCCTATATTGGGAAGAGTACAATCTTGGAGCATAATATTTGATTGAATCTATGGGCTCAATATCTCCACCATTAATTGATGATTGATTTGTTGTGATAGTAACTGTTCCTGGATCAATAACTTCTCTAACTTCTCCAATTGCAGATTCTAATGAACCTGAGAATGAAAAATTAGAAGCCCCATTACCATCTCTTCCATCAGTAATAATATAGTTTGCTGTAATATATGTTCCGTCTCCATTTTCTCCCAGTTTTTTGCCAATAATTCCATCACCAAACCTCAATTCATATCTTTCATCTTGAACTTCATTGAGGAAAAAGATTCTCGAATTTTTATCAACATCAAAAATATTTTCAGAAAGAAAGTATTCAATTCCTCTAGTACTTTCGGTCCCAATATAAACTCTGAGAGTTGATGTATCAATAAAAGAATTATTTAAAACAAATCTCTGGTCTAAAGATCCATCATATAAAAAAGTTTTAGTTAAAAATATTCCTTGATAAACATCAATATTGTTGAATGATGCTGTTCCATTCACAACATTTGCTGTTATATCTTCCGGTATTGCAAATGTATATGTTGTATCATTTGCACTCCCTACGCACACTATACCTGCCTTGAGAGTGAGTGTAGGAGTCTTTACTGTAGTTGATACATTAAATGATATCTGAGCAACTGATGCGGTTCTAGAACGAGGTACATACCCAATATTTCCTGCAAGAGAAACAACATTTTCTCTCAAAGTTGCGGAATCCAAAAAGGATTCATTCACAATCATATTAGAGTTGAATGCTGTAATATAGGTATTATATGCTAGAGTATCAATTAAAACAGAAAAATTTGACCCTTCAAAGTCAAAATCCGTGAA